GGTCTTATGAGCTGACCGAGTGGATGGCCTTTTACCAGCTGGAGCCCTTTGGCGAAGTACGTGCCGATCTGAGAAGCGGCGTGGTTGCTGCGACCTTTGCCAACGCCCATCGCACCAAGGATTCCAGGGCATTCACGCCTGAGGATTTCATGCCCTTCATAGAACGATCAGCGCCCCAAAGCAACGCGCGCCTGAATGTCGCCCGCTTCAAGGCCCTGTTCTCTCATAAGGTGAAAAAAAATGGCTGATTTAGGCTCCCTGGTCGTCAAACTTTCGGCTGAAACTGCCGAGTTTCGTGAAGACTTGGGACGCACAGCCCGCCTGCTGGATCGCCACGCCAATGACATGAAGGCGTCGATGCAGCAAGTGGCCAGCGTAGCCAAGACAGCCTTTGCTGTAGCAATTGGAGCCACGTCGGTTGCTGCGCTGCGCGACTTTGTGACACATACTGTGGAAGCGGCGGCGGCTCTTCAGGGCCTATCGGAGCAAACAGGCGCGAGCGCTGCGGCGCTGTCTGGATTCGCCCCGGTCGCGACCATCTCAGGCACGGCCATGGTGGCTATTGGCGCAAACCTGTCCAAGCTGTCCAAAGGGCTGGCGGGTGTTGATGACGAAACGGCCGGTGCGACCAAGGCCCTCCAGTTCCTGGGAGTGCGTGCCAAGGACGCAAGCGGCAACCTGCGTGATCCCGCAGAGGTCATGAACGATGTCGCACTTAAACTGGCCGAGTTTGAGGACGGCGCTGGCAAGACAGCCATCGCCATGGAGCTATTTGGAAAGTCAGGGGCAACGATGCTGCCCTTCCTCAAGGATCTGGCGGAGAACCAGGACCTCAATATTCGACTGACAGCCAAACAGATCGAGGAAGCCGACCAGGCCTCCAAGGCCATGGGCCGTATGCGTGCCGAATCGAACTTTGCGGCGCAGACCCTCGTTACCGCCGCAATCCCCTCGCTGTCGGTGCTGTACCAAGAGCTCAAAAACGTAGTCTTGGGAACGGACAACGCAGTTGATGGCGTGCAGCGCCTGCGCTCTGAGGGCACGCTCACCAACTGGGCAGAAAAGACGGCCTACGCCATCGCGGTTGTCATCGATGCCTTGCGGGGAATTGGTTACACCATCAAGTCGGTGATCGGCAGTTTCTCTGCTGTCTGGGCTGACATCGAACTTGCCGGTACGTTCTTGGCGGGTGGTAAGGGCCTGAACCCGTTCTCAGAGGAAAACCGCGCACGTCTGCAGGCTGCCCTTGAAAAGCGCAATGCCATCGTCGCTCAGGCCAACCAGAACTACGTTGACCTTTGGGATATGCCGTTGCTGGCCGATGCGGTCACGCGAAGATTCGAGGACATTCGCAAGGGTACTGAGGCCTCAAACGCCGTCACGCAAGCGTCTACGCCCAGGAAGCGCCTGAACTACAGCACGGCAACTGGCGCCGTCACTGCGAACGCCATGGCAGGCATTGACAGTGAAATTAAGCGATTACAGGGGCAGGTGGATGTGGAGAGTGCCATCCTCAAAGACCGGCAACGCATCATCGACCTCTATGAAAGCCAGGGCTACATCAGCTTCAAGGAAGCGACTGAGGCCCGTCTGGCTGCTCAGGAGGACTTCACTGAGAGGTTGCGGGCACTGACGAATGAGGAGGAAGCGATTTTGCGTCGTGGGCTGGAGTCGGTCGCTAAGACCACCCAGGAAAAGCTCAAGCAGCAAGACCGCCTTGCAGAGATCCTCCTGAAACGCCAAAAGCTCGAGCGTGAGGCCCAGCAGTCCAATCTGGAGCGCCAGATCCGGCTCCCGGGCGAGACGATGAAGGATTTGGCCGAGCAGGCCGCGCGGGGGCAAAGCGAACTTCGTGCGATCGAGGAGCAGGTCAAGACGCTTCGTGAGACAGGTGCCATCAGCGAGCTGGAGTCTCTGCGCCGCCTGGCAGCAGCCCGTAGGGACAGCGCAAACCAACTGGCTACGATGGCAGCTCAGGCCCGCGAGTTGGTAGAGGCCGCCCCGGGCAATGAAAAGCTGGCCGATGCGCTGAAAAAGATCGAGGAATCCGCCCGCCAAGCTGCAGACGGTGCCACATTGCTCAATCAGCGCGTGAGGGAACTGGCGGACCCAGAGGCAGGTTTTGCCAAGGGGCTGCGTCTTGTGGCTGAAGAGGCCGAGCAAATTGGCAAGCAGATGGAGTCGGCCACAGTGCGCGCCTTCAACGGGATGACGGATGCGCTGGTGAACTTTGTGATGACAGGCAAGCTCGATTTCCGGTCTCTTGCTAATTCCATCATTTCAGACCTGATTCGGATCCAGATCCAACGCGCCATCACCCTTCCTTTGGCCAAGGCCATGAGTAGTTTCTTTGGGTTCGCTGATGGGGGCGTGATGACTTCTACTGGACCCATGGCGCTGCGCACCTACGCCTCTGGCGGCATTGCCAACTCGCCCCAGTTGGCATTGTTTGGAGAGGGCAGCAAGCCTGAGGCCTATGTGCCGCTGCCAGACGGGCGCTCCATTCCGGTCACGATGAACAGCAGTGCATCCAGTGGAAACGTCTTCAACATATCAGTGAGCGTCTCCGATGCTGGTGCGTCCAGCCGTGGCGATGAATCGGGCGGAAGGGATCTTGGCCGGGCGATTGCCAGCGCCGTGCGGCAAGAACTGCTTGCTCAAAAGCGTGCAGGAGGCCTGCTTGACGGGCGCAGGGCGGTGTAGATGGCGACCTTTACTTGGACCCCTTCGATCGGAGCCAATTTATCCATTCGACCCAATGTACGTCGTGTGGCTTTTGGTGACGGCTACGAGCAGCGCTTGGCCTTTGGAATTAACACCCAGTCCCAGGTCTGGTCGCTGGAGTTTCGTGGGCGTACAAACTTCGAGGCGGCTGCGATTGATGCATTCTTACGCGCACGCGGTGCCGTTCAGGCATTTGACTGGACACCGCCTGGCAGTACTCCCGCCAAGTTCGTGTGTGAAGAGTGGAGCCGATCAGTCGATGAGCCCAACGTCGAAACGGTACGGGCTACTTTCAAGCAGGTGTTCGACCTTTCATGACCACAGCAGCCATCACTTCCGAAATCCAGAAGCTCGCGCCCAGTAGCGTGATTGAATTCTTTGTGCTGGATCTGGCACTGTTTGGCCAGGGGCCGGTTCGCTTTCACGCCGGAACCAATGCCTTGCAGCAGCGGGTCGTCTGGCAGGGCAACGCCTATGAGGCATTTCCCATTGAGGTCGAAGGCTTCGAATTCAATGGCAACGGCCAGGTACCACGGCCGCGCCTGCGGGTGGCCAATGTCACAGGCGTCATCACGGCGCTTGTGCTCACCTACCAGGACCTGGTGGGTGCCAAGATCACGCGCAAGAGGACGCTTGCTAAATACCTCGACGCGGTGAACTTTGAAGGCGGCGTCAATCCGACGGCCGATCCTTCGGCCGAATTCGCGGATGATGTGTACTACGTCGACCGCAAGTCCAGAGAAACGCGGGATGTGGTCGAGTTTGAGTTGGCCGCATCGTTCGATCTGGAGGGAGTCACACTCCCTCGTCGGCAGATCGTTCAAAACGTGTGCCCCTGGCGCTACGGTGGGGCAGAGTGTGGTTACACCGGTACGGTCTACCTGGATGCCAATGACCAGGCGGTTGGCTCTAGCAGCCTGGACATCTGCGGCAAGCGCCTGTCATCGTGCAAGGCCCGGTTCGGGCAAAACGCCGAGTTGCCGTTCGGTGGCTTTCCGGCTGCAGGGCTGATGCGTTGATGTTGCCCGAGAACCAAGCCCTGGCGCTCGATCACGCTCGGCAAGCCTACCCTCGCGAGTCTTGCGGACTCCTTTTGATTCGAAAAGGTCGTGAGGTTTACTGGCCGTGCCGAAACCTTGGAGTTGGAACCGACCAGTTTGTGATTCATCCCGAGGACTACGCCAAAGCCGATGAGCAGGGCCAGATCGTTGCCGTCGTGCACAGCCACCCCGGTCTGCCGCCCGAGCCGAGTCAGGCTGACCGGGTGGCGTGTGAGGCCAGTGGCTTGCCTTGGCACATCGTGAGTGTGCCGAGAGATACCTGGGCAAGTATCGATCCGTCGGGTTACGTCGCTCCCTTGGTAGGCCGCGAATGGTCTCACGGCGTGCTCGACTGCTACGCCCTGGTGCGCGACTGGTTCCGAGCAGAGCGCGGGGTGGAATTGCCCAACTTCGCGCGCTTTGACGACTGGTGGAAGCGCGGGGAGAACCTCTACCTGGAAAACTTTGCCCAGGCTGGCTTCTTCCCGGTGGATGCCGATGAACTAAAGGTTGGGGACTGCTTCCTGATGCAGGTGGCGTCGCCCGTTCCGAATCACGCAGCGATCTATCTCGGAGACGGGCTGATCCTTCATCACTTGCAGGGGCGTCTTTCCAGTCGAGATGTCTACGGCGGCTATTGGCAAAAAGTCACAACACACATCCTCAGACATGGTCACAATCATTCTTCTTGGTGAACTTGGACGCCGCTTTGGCCGCAGGCATAGCCTGGCCATCTCATCGGCTGGCGAGGCCATAAGAGCGCTGGCGGCCAATTTCCCGGCTTTTGAGCGGGAACTGGTGGCCTCAGGAGAGCGTGGTGTGGGCTACCGCGTGCTGGCTGGTCGTGAGGCGTTGACACTGGATCGTCTGCATGAGCCGACAGGACAGAGCCGCATCACCATTGCCCCGGTGGTCTCTGGTGCAGGTGGTAATGGCCTCGGTCAGATCTTGCTGGGTGCAGCCTTATTGGCAGTCGCTTGGTGGAACCCGTTGGGCTGGGCGGCGTCGGGCGCGTTTTTGTCACAAGCCACGCTCTACTCGGTAGGCTCAGCCATGATTCTTGGTGGCGTGGCGCAGATGATTGCGCCTACGCCGAAGGCCACGGAGCCCTCAGAGCGCCCAGAAAACAAGCCAAGCTACAGCTTCAATGGTGCTGTCAACACCACCGCCCAGGGGCATCCCGTGCCGGTGGGTTACGGCCGATTGATTGTGGGCTCAGCGGTGATCAGCGCCGGCATTGACGTGGATGAGATTGCCGCATGAAAAAACACGCCATGACTGAACTCATCATTGGTGCGGGCGGTGGCGGCAAAGGCGGTGGAGGTAGCGCTCGTGTGGCGCAGGAGGCTCCCGACAGCCTGCGCTCAAAAGCCTACGCGCGGGTGGTTGACCTAATTTCTGAAGGTGAGATCGAGGGGCTGGTCGATGGCCTCCAATCGGTCTACCTGGACGACACGCCGATTCAGAACCCTGATGGCTCGACCAACTTCTCTGGCGTCAACCTGGAGACCCGTAACGGCAGCCAGCAGCAAAGCTATGTGCCCGGGTTCTCGTCCGTGGAGAACGAGGTGGTCGTCGGTGTAGAGGTCAAGGCGAGCCAGCCGGTGGTGCGCTCCATCACCGACCCGGATGTGGACGCCGTTCGGGTCAAGGTGAGCGTGCCGCAGTTGACCAACCAGGACACGACCAATGGCGATCTCAATGGCAGCGCGGTGAACTTTGCGATCGATCGCCAAGTCAACGGCGGTGGGTTCGTGGAGATGATCAACGATACGATCTCCGGCAAGACCACGACCAAGTACCAGCGCAGCTACTACGTGCCGCTTACGGGCAGTGGCCCCTGGGATATCCGTGTGCGCAGGATCACGGCGGATTCGACCTCAAGTGCGATTCAGAACAAGACCTTTGTGGAGTCCTACACCGAGGTCATCGAGAGTAAGCTGCGCTACCCTAACAGTGCCCTGGTAGCGCTCCGGGTCGATGCATCCCAATTCTCAAGCATCCCGCGGCGCAGCTATGACATGAAGTTGCTGCGGGTTCGCGTTCCTGTGAACTACGACCCAGCCATGCGCGCTTACAGCGGTGTGTGGAATGGCACTTTCAAGATTGCCTGGACCGATAACCCTGCCTGGTGCTTTTACGACCTGGTGACCAGCACCCGCTACGGCTTGGGCGGCTACATCCCTGAGGCCCAGGTCGACAAGTGGGCGCTCTACCGGGTAGCCCAATACTGCGACCAGTTGGTTCCCAACGGGCTGGGCGGTTTTGAGCCGCGCTTTGCCTGCAACCTGTACCTCCAGACGCGGGAGCAGGCCTACAAGGTCGTGCAGGACATGGCCTCGATCTTTCGGGGCATGGTGTACTGGTCCGGTGGCGCGATCACGGTCACGCAGGATGCACCCGCTGATCCGGTCTACCAGTTCGCCCCCAGCAACGTTGTGGATGGCGAATTTGCCTACCAGGGGTCTTCGGCGAAGGCGCGGCACACAGTGGCCTTGGTCACATGGAACGACCCAGAAGACTTCTACCGCCAGAAGGTGGAGTACGTCGAGGACGCCGCCGCAATCGCTCGCTACGGCATCGTGCAAAGCGAAGTCGTGGCGCTGGGATGTACCTCAAGGGGCCAGGCTCACCGCGTGGGTAAGTGGCTCTTGTATTCCGAGCAGTCGGAATCCGAGATCGTCACCTTCCGCACGGGCCTGGAGGGTGCCGTGGTGCGTCCGGGTGACGTCATCAAGGTCGCTGATCCAGTTCGAGGCGGCATGCGCCTTGGGGGCCGAATCGCTGCGGCAACTGCCAGTACGGTCACTTTGGATCAGGACCTGCCAGCGGATCTCCCATGGCGGCTATCGGTCATTCTGCCCACTGGGGTGGTTGAGGAGCGGCTGGTAGGTCCGATTTCGGGTCGAGCCCTGACGGTGACGATCCCATTCAGTGCGGTGCCGCAGACTGGCGCCATTTGGGTGCTTTCCTCGTCCATCATCGAGCCGCAACTCTTTCGGGTGGTTGCGGTCGCCGAGCGGGATCCTGGGGTGCACGAGGTCACCGCACTCGCTCACAACCCGAGCAAGTTCGATGCGATTGAAAAGGGGCTGGCATTGCAGCCCCGCTCGATCACCGTCCTGTCGGATATGCCACCGGCACCGACTGGGCTCTCCATGCAGGAGAGCCTGTACCGGGTCAAAGACCAGGCGCAGGTGCTGGTTCAGGTGTCCTGGAACGAGGTGCAGACCGCTGTTGCGTACCGGCTGTCCTATCGGGTGGCAGGCGGCAACTTCGTGAGCCTTCCGCTCACCAGCGCCAACTACGTCGAAATCCGGGACGCACAAGAAGGCGCGTATGAATTGAGCCTGCGTGCGATCGGGATCACGCGCAAGGAGAGTGTTCCTGCGACCCTGAGCGCAACGGTTCTGGGTAAGACCCTGCCGCCGTCGGATGTCACGGGCTTCTTGGTCCAGCGCCGGGTCTCCGATCTGCTGATCACGTGGGATGAACTCGAAGATGCGGACCTCGCGGGCTATGAAGTCCGTGTTGGCACCGGTTGGGATGCTGGCCAATTGGTAGCCAACACGGCGGGCACGCAAATGGTTCACGACCAAAGCGCGGCTGGCCTTTACCCGTATCACATTCGGGCTTTCGACACTTCAGGCAATTACAGCGCCCACGTCACCACCTTCGTACTGAGCCTGCAAGCGCCTTCTACGGTGCGTCAGTTCGACGTTGTGCAGTCAGCCAACCGGCTGGAGTTTCGCTGGCAGCCCAACCCAGAGCCCGAAGTTGTCGGGTATGAGATTCGTGAGGGTGCGGCTTGGGATGCCTCGCTCTTTGTGGCTGAGGTCAAGTCCACCAGCTATACGCTGCCCTCGGGGTTTGACGGAGAGCGCAAGTTCTGGATCAAGGCGATCGCATCCCCTGGCATCTACAGCGACACGCCGACCTTTGTGTCGACGGTGGTTGCCCAGCCGCAGAACGCCAACTTGATATTGGCACGTGATGAGCAGGCGCTGGGATTTCCTGGCACCAAGCACTTCGCTTCGGTCGTCTCGGTCAACGGTCGAAACGCTCTGCGCATGAGCACCGGTGCCCAGACGGCTGAGTATCTCTTTGAGGTAGACCTTGTCTCTCCCATCCGAGCCCAGAACACGCTGCTCAATAGCCTCGGAGCCTCGGTTGATGACCGAACCACATGGCTGGAGGCGAATTTCCCTTGGAGCAGCGATGCTGCCAGGCGTCAGTGGGCTTATGACGGTGCGATTTCCAACGTGGATGCCCGTTTCCAGATTGCCAGGGAAGATGTATTGCAAGCTGGTGAGATCTATGGATGGCGTCTCAATGGATCGACAGTCGGTTTAGATGGTGGGCTTGGCACCCCAGTCTCCAGCCAGGCGGCAGGCGTCGGCTACGCAGCCGGTCGGTATGGCGACGGTCTCTTGGTCAGGGACACCACCCGTGTGGCCTGGTCGGTGAGCATCCCGTCGGTGTTTCACACCTCCTTTTGGTTCATCCCGGCAGAGGTCACCACCAGCGTGATCTGGGCGGCTCTTGGTCCCGCAGGATCGCTCCTGGTGGGCTACGACACCGCGACGGCTGCGTTCTTTCTGGAGGACCAACTGTCCAGACGAGTGAACGTGCCTTTTGGGGTCTCGGTTACGGACCGAGTTTGCATCGGCGTATGCCAGACCGCCACCGAGCGACGACTTTTTGTCGGTCGGATGGGCGGTGATGTGGTGTCCGCCAGCTCGGCGCTATCGCCCATCGGAGCTTTCAGCAGTTTGCGTCTGTACTAGCCGCATTTTTCATTTTCAACCGTGGCGCTGTTCTCGAAAGAGGCAGCGCTTTTTTCTTTGCTTTGAATAAGGACATTTCATGATCGACGAATCCATGCAGCTTCACGGTGCAATGACCCTGATCCTTCGCCGCGCAAGTGGTGAGGTCGAGACGGTCCACAAAGACAACATCATCGTCAACGTTGGCTTTGATTTCATTGCTGACGCCATTGGCAAAGCCGCAAGCCGACCCGCTGTGATGGGCTTCATTGCGCTGGGCACTGGCACTACAGCAGCGGCTGCTACCCAGTCGGCGCTTGTGACCGAAATTGACCGCAATGTCGCAACCTACGCGCACACGGCGGGTACCAAGACGTTCTCCTTCAGCGCGGATTTCTTGGCGGGCGACAGCACGGGTGCACTGACAGAGGCTGGCGTTTTCAATGCTTCGACCGGGGGCATCATGCTCGATCGGGTTGTTTTTCCGGTGGTCAACAAAGGGGCGGATGACAGCTTGACGGCTGTATTCACCTTCACGATGAGCTGATCGAGATGCCTGATACGGTGATTGTCAATGAGACCCAGGGGGCTAGGTATACGTGGGGATCGGCTGGCTTTACATGGTCAAGTGCCAGTGCCGGGAAGAACTGGACTACAGCCTATCCAGCGGTTTACACCATTGCAGTGGCTGTGACCCTGGCGTTTTTTGAGGCCAATGGCAGGCGGTTGACCAAGAGATCCAACGAGGCGCTGGTTTTCGCAGAAAAGCTGGCACGAATGCTGACCCTTCGCGAATCTGAAGCCCTGGGGTTTGTAGAAACCTATTCGGACCTGATTGCGTATGTGCTTCGCTGGGTTGAACAGATGTCATTCGGCGAGGCCATTGGGAAATCGGACCGCAAAGAGTTACAGGAGTCCTTCCTGGCGTCTGACTACCTAGTCCGCACACTGACAAAAAGCACCTCGGAAAACCTCGCTTGGGTCGATGCGATTGGCAAGGGAAGTATCAAACGCTTGGCCGAAAGTCTACCTATGTCGGAGTCGCCTCAACGGGGTGTAACCAAAAACGCATTCGAAGCTTTCGGGCTTAGTGATGACTTGGATCGGCTGATGACCAAAAGGATCTCAGAGGCCGTGGCCTTTGCCGAGACCTATACCGACCTGATCGCGTTCATCTTGCGGATCAGCGAAGGCCTGGGCGTGAGCGACTTGGGTGTCAAGCAGCTGCGAAAACCGTTCTCTGAAGCCTTTGGCATAAGCGACAAGGCTCTACGGCAGACGGTCAAGCGGCTAGCCGAGGCTGTGGCCCTGGGCGAGACGCTTGGTCGCACGGTGGCTTATCGCCGAAATCTGGCCGAAGGCTTTTCGGTGTCGGATGCACTGCGAAGGGCAATGAACCTGTCGGCGAGTGAGGCATTGGCGCTCGCTGAGCAATACCGCAGGCATGCCAACGGGGTGATCAGCGACATGATCGTCGCTAGCACCGAGATCACCGAACAAGATTTCGCTGCCATCGTCGATGCAGGCCATCCACCTGGTTACACCGACTTCCGAGATTTCATTCAGGGCGACTACACGTACCGTCGTGCGCTTTTTCGGGCCATTTTGAATTCGCGCAACTCAGACCGAGCTTTCATTGACGCTTTGCGGGTGACGGTCGACGTCCCAGACATCTTCGACCGGGGTACTGCCCAGATTACCGATGCAGCCTCTGGTGCGTCGATCAACTTCTCGCGCAGCTTTAGGGTCGCGCCGGAGGTGACCATGACCCACAAGGGGGGCACTGCTGTAGCAATTCCCCGATTGGTCGGCGCAGTCACCACTACAGGCTTTACTGCCGTCCTCGAAAACAGTTCCGGCACCCGCTTGACCGGCTCCTTCACCTGGATTGCTCAGGGGTACTGACATAAAGGTCAATCATGCAAAACTTCACCGACATACCGTCGTCCAGAACGTTGTCCGATTCTCTGATCGAGATCCTGAACAACGACAAGACGGCGATCTCTTGTAACAGCGGCACCACCTTTCCGACCACCAATCAGCAGGTGGGCATGCTGTGCTACCGCACGGACCAGCTCAAGCTCTACCAGTTGATCGGCACCAACCCGGACAACTGGCGCTTCATCATGGACCTGGCCAGTGGTATTGATGCCCAGTTCGCGGCCAAACTCAATGCCGCCGCCTACACCGCTGCGGACGTGCTGGCCAAACTCCTCACGGTGGATGGTTCAGGGTCTGGTCTCGATGCAGACTTGCTCGATGGCCAGCATGCCAGTGCATTCGCATCGGCTTCGCACAACCACAACTCGGCCTACTTGGGGATCAGCGCCAAGGCAACGGATTCCGATCGGCTGGACGGTTATGACTCAACAGCCTTCGTGCGTTCGGTCAATGGCGGTGGTCCAGATGCCAATGGCAATGCCACCGTCAGCATCGATTTATCAGGCCGCGTGGCTCGCACGGGCGACAGCATGAGCGGGCGCCTCACGTTGCCCAGCCAGACTGTTCAGAGCACCTCGCCCACGATCGACTTTTACGACACAGACCAGGGCAGCACCCGATATTTACACGTCAACAGCAACCTGATGGGATTTTTAAAGACCGACGGGAACTGGGACATGTACATGAACAACGGCGGCTCCTTGTGGACTGCCAACTACGGCTGGTTACATGACTACTTCTTTGCATCCGTTGGCAATTGTGTTCGCCCGATCAGCTCCAAGGTGACCTCAGGAAGTCCAACTGCCTTCCAGTTGGGCGAAGAAAACGTCATCAACTGTTATGGCAGCGGTCCCCATTACCTCATCAACCACGAACTCATGGACAACGGTGGCCAGATTTCTCACCGCATGGTCCGCTACTACACGAACTGCAATTGCAACTGTCAGTGCAATTGCTAGGAGGTCTACATGTTTCTTAAAGCTGTATCCAGCATGTCGTATCCAGTTTTTCTGGATCTGGTGGTGACCGAGCGGGTCGTCTGCCTGAGCGCCTATACCGAGATTGAGAAGCACATATTTGAAGCCGATGCCGATCCCGGTGACGATCAATCAGAAAGTATCCGGTCATTGCGCTTTGAAGGGCATTTCGTGCCTGGTCAATTGCCGCCCAAGGTGACTGGGGTTTACCACGACCGACTTCCCTGTGTGCAGTTGGGAAAGCCTTTGGTTATGGGTGAATCACTTGCACCGAATTTGGCAGGTCGTTACTTCAAGGCAGCTTCATATTCTTTACTGGACCTGGATGATCCGTCTATCCGTAGCGGAGAAAAGTCTGATGCTGCGGTTTGGGTGTGTGGCGTGGACTATGAGGGCAATCTTCGCCCTTTTTACAACGCGATCGCATTTGAGACTTCAACCAAGATGCATCCCATGCGCTCGGTCAGAAATTTGGGCACCCCCAGTAATTTGTTCGTCTACCAACCATTCGCCAATACGCCGCTGACCCAGTGCAGCATGACTCTCAAATACAACCTGTCCTTGGGTTACAGAAGTAATGTGCAAGGATTTGTCGAGGCCAAAGATTACAACTATTTGCCAGACATGGACGAGGCCTTTCCCAGGCTTGAGTTGATCTCGGGGGGTGGAGAGATTAAAGCGGATGGACTGCATGAAGTCACTGTCCAGGTGGTCAGTACCGAGGGCAGGGATGCCACTTTGTACCTGGAGGAAACCGGTGGCTATTTACCGATGCGCCGGGTGCGAAGCGTCAACGGTAAAGCCTCGTTCAAGGTTCATGCCTTGGGCCTGGTTTCTGGTGACGCCTTTAAGGTCAAGTTGGGTTTCAGAAACTATTCCGGTCTGCTGGATGTCCCATTTGAGGTGGTTGCATGAAGATCACCAACCACTGGGTCACCCCCATTGCCGAGTTTGACATGGAGCTGCCACAGCCAATGCGCCAGCAACTCATGGCAGTCCTGCAACGCAAAGAGGCAGATCGTGACAAGTTGTCAGAGTCTTCGCCAGACTTCTTCAAATTCATGCAGTCCAAGCAGTTCTACGCATCGACGCATTACAACCTTTTCGACGAGGCCAACAAGCACCCCGAGAAAAACGCCATCGTCTCTTTCGAGTTGATGGCCTGCAACGCTTACAGGCAATACCTACGCCAAGCCTTGAATATCGAGCAGGCGGATGAGTTGAGGCTTGTGGGGAGATGCTTTGGGAATGTGCAAACGACAGGCGGTAGGACCTTCCCGCACTATCACCAGTCTGTCGATCACGTCCTGATCCATTACCTGGACATCCCCGACCATGACGACCCTGAAATGGGCAAGTCCTACCGCCATGGCACGCACGCATTGCTGCTGCAAGACCCGCGTGGCGCTGTGAACTATCCCTACTGGGAAAAAGTGCTATCCATCCCGCCGTATACCGGCAAGACCCTGATCCATCCCGCCTACGTCTGGCATGAAACCAACCCCTACAGGGGGCAGGGCACGCGCATGTGCCTGGTCGTGAATTTTCAGATTGCCAGTCACAGCTACATCGAGCTGCACAAAGAAATGAGGTTTTGATGACCACTTTCACCATTCACGCCTTGCGTCAAGACGACCAGAAAGTCTTGCTGCATTACGACAACCAGTTGTCCACGCTGACCTGGCAGGACGGCACGCCGGTGGTGCCTGTTCAGCCTGGCACTTTCCGTGATGCCACCGTGGTGTCTGTCAACCAACCCGGTCGCAAAGGGCAAGTGCGCATCCTCAAGATCAGCCTGGGGCTGTCTTGCAACTATGAATGCAGTTACTGCAACCAGCGCTTTGTGCCGCATGCGGATGCGAGCAACCCGGAGGACATCGAGCCTTTCATCAGTCAACTGACAGACGCTCTGATTGAGCTACCAGAGCGCATCGAGTTCTGGGGTGGCGAGCCCTTGGTGTACTGGAAGACGCTCAAACCTCTGGCCGAACGCCTGCGCGGCCTGTACTCGGAGGCTCAGTTCAGCATCATCACCAATGGCAGCTTGCTCGATTCTGCAAAAAACGAGTGGCTCGACAGATTAGGCTTTTCTGTTGGCTTGTCCCATGACGGGCCTGGGCAGTCCACCCGTGGCCCCGATCCGCTGAAAGATCCCGAGAAACATACAGCCATCATGGATCTATATGCTCGCTTGCATCCGCAGGGGCGCATCAGTATCAACGCAATGTTGCACGAAAACAATCGCAGTCGTGCAGACATCCAGGAATGGCTTAAAGATCACTTTGGCCAAGATGTCCGAATTGGTGAGGGTTCATTTATTGACCCGTACGACAGTGGTGGTCTGGCTTCAACTTTACAGTCGGATGCAGATCACATACGCTTTCGTGCTATGTCCTACAAGGAGTTGCGCTTGGGTAAAGTGGCGAGCTTCAAAATTGGGCACCAAAAGATCATGGACTTCGTGCAGTCCATTCGCACTGCGAGGCCTGCTTCAGCGCTTGGTCAGAAGTGCGGCATGGATAAGGCCGACAGCATCGCTGTTGACCTGCACGGCAATCTCCTGACATGCCAGAACGTGAGCGCCGCTTCAATTGCGCCCAACGGCCAGTTGCACGGCATAGGTCATGTGTCTAACCTGCAAGCCGTAAAGATGCGAACTGCCACTCACTGGAGCAAGCGCAAGGACTGTTCGAGCTGCCCTGTGCTGCAGCTGTGCAAGGGCTCATGCATGTTTCTGGAAGGTCCGCTTTGGGATGCGGGCTGTGACGCAGCCTATTCGGACAACGTGCCATTTCTGGCAGCAGCAATCGAGTACCTGACTGGCTGCATTCCGTACTACATCGAGGGTGGCTTTCGTGAGGATCGCAAGGACATCTTCGGGGAAGTCTGTGGTGTTCCTGAAGTGGCCACCAAGCGTGTGATTCCAATCTTGATCCAAGACCAATCTGTGATGACTTGAGTCCGGCTCTCATTTCACTATCCATTTCAACATATACCCGCCTGGCTTTGGTCATGCGGGTTTTTTACTTTGGAGACTCGTATGCCCGAACCGACAAGCTCTGGTGTGGCAAGTGCGGCCGTCGCTTATAAGGCCTTGGGAGGCACCGCAGCGGCAGTAGCCAGCGGGGCCACCCTGGCCGCCGTAGTAGTCATGCTCATGACACCACCTCGAAACAAACGGGAATGGGCCGTAGGCCTGATCAGCACCGTGGTGTCCAGCATTGGCGGCGGCGCCATCACCGTCGAACACTTTGGGTTACACCATTGGGCCTTCTCAACCATGGGACTGTGCGCCCTGGGTGGATTGATCTTTGCATGTGGCCTACCAGGTTGGGCCATGGTTCGCTGGACTTTTGCCTTCATCGACAACCGCCGTGACGACTCAATTGACCAAGTGGCTAAAGACGTGAAGGAGCTGATGTGAATCCCAGTGAATTCATCATGCGACTCACCACTGCCGCCGTATCGTCAGCCAAAACCTCTGGTGTTCCTGCCAGTATCACAATCGCACAAGCTGCTCTCGAGTCCGCTTGGGGGGAGTCTGGTTTGGCCAGGAATGGCAACAACCTTTTTGGTATCAAGGCTGACAGCCGTTGGAGGGGGGAGACCTTGACTCTCCCAACCAAGGAATTCATCAAAGGGCAATGGTTGGTTGTCCCTGCCAAGTGGCGCAAATACGAAAGCTGGCAAGCCAGCATTGATGACCACGCCGCGTTTCTGAGGCGTAACCCCCGCTACAAAGCTTGCTTTGCTTGCACCACTGCGCAGGCTTTTGCCAAGGCGCTATCGCAGGCGGGTTATGCGACTGACCCCGCTTATTCGGACAAGGTCATTGGTCTGATCAAACAGCACAACCTGCTGGCCTTGGACGGAGAAGCTCCATGAGCTGGCTTAGCCGCTTCATGCTGGCCAACTGGTCGCACGTTTTGGGGGCACTAATTTTGCCCATTTCGCTGCTGTTCGGCATGCAAATTGGCGCATCTCGTATCCAGAAGGAATGGGATGCCGAAAAGCAAAAGATCGCGCTGACCCAGGCAAGGCAGGAACAACGCGTTGCCGATGTGCGGCAGACTCAAGCTCAAATCACGCAGGAGATTTCGAATGAATACGCAAAAAGGTCAAAGCTGCTGGCTGATCGCCAGCCTGACAGTCGCACTGGCGGGGTGTGCAACATCACCACAGCCGGTGGCGGGGATTTGTCCGCCTTTTCCGAAGCTACCGCCGGAACTCCTCCAGCCCGCACCGACTCTCTACCTACTCCCAAAGGAGATGCCGGAGAGGTAAGCTGCGAACAGCTGAGCAAGGATGCTGCGCAGACCACCCTGATGCTGATGGAGGTACAGCGGTGGTACCGAGAGCAATCAGCGATAGAACCCTGAAAATGAAGCCCGGCTTGTCTTAGGACAGGTCGGGCTTTTTGTCGTTTGTGCGGTCGAAAATCCTTCTGGATCCATGCGAATCTAAGGCTACGCTGAACAAGGCATCCAAATTTACCGTGCTGCACTAAATTGCGCGGTTTTTCGGGCCGGGCGATCCCCCGCACCGGCCATTTGGGCCGTTCGCGTGGCCTTGAGGCCCCGCTTTTGGCCCTTACGGGCGCAACTGTCCCTGCAGATGCCCCCGGCACAGGTAGATGTTGGCCAGCGCCAAGGCGGTGAATGCGCGTGTGGCGTTCTTCTGTAGTCCGCGATAGCGCACCTTGGTGAATCCCCACAGCCGCTTGACCACCGCAAAGACATGCTCAACCCGAGCACGCACCCGCGACTTGTTGCGGTTCTTGGCCCGCTGCACTTCATCGACCTCGCCTGCGCGGCGCGTACGCTGATTGGTAAAGTCCTTGGCCCTGGGTGCCTTGCTGGCTATCAGCGCTTTCTGGCTGGCATAGGCCGAGTCGCCATAGACCCGCTGTTCGTTGCCGTGGAGCAAATCAGGTAGTGGATGTTTGTCATGCACGTTGGCCGCCGTGACCACTGCGCTGTGGGACAGTCCGGTTTGACTGTCCACACCAATGTGCAGTTTCATGCCAAAGTACCACTGCTGGCCCTTGCGGGTCTGGTGCATTTCAGGGTCTCTGGCCTTGTCCGCGTTCTTTGTGGAGCTGGGTGCGCCGATGATGGTGGCGTCCACGATGGTGCCGGTGTTGACCTTGATGCCGCGCGCTTGCAATTCCTTGCCCACGCGTGCGAACAGGGCCTCGCCCAACTTTTGCTCGTTGAGCAGGCGGCGAAACCGCAGCATGGTGGTGGCATCAACCTTTCTGCCGCGAGGAACGCTTGATCAACCTGCAGGCCGTACCTGCTGCTGCAGAACAGGATTTTTCTAAAGAGTCGCCAGGTCCGTGGTTGGTTCACCATGTTCCCTGGACATCAGCAGAGCACCGGATCAGGGCAGAAGGTGCACCAGAGGAAGTGGCGCTTTTGTTGAAGATCGAACCCCAAACCCCCTGTCTGTTGGTTCAGCGACGTACCTGGATAGGAAACCTGCCTGTCACATCTGTTCGACTGCACTACCCAGGGGACGGACACGAGCTGACGGCACGGTTTTCTCCTTCCACTGCAGCTATCACCTCCGACTCTTGAGTTTCTGACTTCAAAAAGGCCTTGGAGCAGAAATTAAGTTCTGATCCTTCAACAGTGGATCTGAGGCGGGTCACGCGTTCGGTCAACATGGTTTCGGCGACCGAGCGAGTTCGAGATGTCCGCGACCAGCACCACACAGCCACCTTTTCGGGCGGGACCATTGGCGGCGGTAAGAAACGCTAGACGGGGATAGAATCAGATCTACGCAAGCGCCACTAAGTTGGAGCAAGCAATCGACACACGCACTGGGACGGAAATTCCCTAACCAGTGAGGTGGTTAGAGCAGGTCCTTGGATGCCCCCCGTATTCCTCATTGAGGGGCAATTTCAGGACGGTACGCCTCACTCCTGCGGGATGAGTGTTTGCTAGTCTGCTATACTCCACCACCAAAAAACAAAAAAGGGCCATCCGTCGGGTGGCCTTTTCGTTTTTCTGCCTCAGGGTTCGAATTTACGAATCGTTCAGTGCGCGTGCGCAGCTCTAAGCGCGGCACTCCGACGACTTTGCAGACGCGTTTGCCGTGGCTAGCGGGTGCAGCCCATCAAACGCAGCACGCATCAGCTAAACATGACTGAGGCGCCAGGCGCCTTATTCCGCCAAACGGTTATTTAAGCAGCATATTTGCATAGTTTGCATGCTGCCGGACGCCGCGTTTTTCTTCTTAGGGCGCGGTGCGTCATGTTTCCAAGGGATTGAACTCATGCAAGAGCACTTGCGACGCTAGATGTCGC